CGATGGCCAACCAGATCAACTCCAAGCACCAGAAGGTGGGCGGCAAGTCCACGGGTACCAATAGCGACTTCAAGCGTGAGGGCTACGCGCGTGGCCCCGTGCCGAAAAGCATGATCGGTACCAAGGTGGGTCTGACCAACCACGAGGGTTACTCGGGGCCTGACGTGGCCCAGGGCACCCACAACGGCTAAGCCATGACATTCCCCGCAGACAACGCTGCCGACCCACACGACCTCCCCGAGGGGCAAGCTCCCCCCTCGCCCGAGGGGTCGGCACCGGAGACGGATGCGGACGCCCAAGAGCGCGAGATCCAGCGACGCCTGACCCAGAGTGGCCGCGAAGCTGCCGAGGCTCGACGCCAGGCTACGTCTGCGCAGCAGGCCCTCGCCGCGCAGACGCAGCAGATTGGCCAGCTTCAGGCTTCGATCCAGTTGCTCGCCGCCAACCTGTCCGAACGCGACAGGCGTGACGCGGCGCAGCGGCAGGCCCAGATGGAGGCCGAACTGGCCAGCCTCCCCCCCGCCGATCGACTCGACCGTCGCATCAGCATGCTGCAGAACCAGTTCGACCAGCTACGGACTGCTGGCGCGCAGCGCCAACCAGCGCAGCAGGCACCTTCTGCCCCCCCACCTGTGCAGCCTTCCGATCAGGAGCGGGCTGACTACATGGAGCGTCGGGTACGCGAGATCACCGCCGAGGCGCAGACCAGCTTCGGCGTGAGCGTCAACCTGGACGACATCCCTGATGGCGACTGGGAATCCGAGGACACGTTCTACCGATCGGTGATGAAGCAGGCCGCGCAGGCCAGCACAGGAGGCAACGGCATGCCAGCCAAGAAGCAAGCGGAGACCCCCGCGCAGATGCGCGACCGTATCCGGCAAGAGGAAAGAGAACGGCTCGGCGTCAACTCGCCGACCGCACCGCGAGCCGCTCCCGCCAGCAGTCGCAAGAAGTCCGCCGACGAGGCCGAGGTACGCGCCGCAGCCCAGAGCTACGACTCGAAGCTGGGGCCCAAGGCCAACGTGGCGAAGATGAAGGAACTGCGGGCCACGATGGGGTGACGGGTAAGCCCACGACGACCGGTACCAGGGCGCTGGGCGCACAGGTCAAGCCGCTTTACGGCTCCAAGAAGAAGAAGCCCAAAAAGAGGTAGACCATGGCTCAAGGTACGACTGGATCAGTCGCGCTCGCCCCCGAAGTCAAGGCGATGTACGACGCCGACTTCTACATTCAGGGCCAGAGCGTGCTGTACTGGGATCAGTTCGCGGATCTCAAGGGCCCGATCATGAACGGGCAACGCGGCATCAGCCAGAACTTCCCGATCATCGAATCGCTGCAGCCCAACCCCGTGGTGCTCGACGAACTCATCGACGTGGCCCCGCAGCAGATGCGCGGCTCGGAAGTCATCGTCACCCTGTCCGAGTACGGCAACTGCATCGAGGTCACCAAGTTCCTGGTGGCGACGGCGTACGCCGACGTGTACAAGCAGGCGGCGTACATCAACGGCTACAACCTGGCCGAGTCCTACGACTACATCGCCAGGGCCGTCTTCGGCCAGGGCTCCAGGGTGTGGTTCCAGAACAAGCACACCGCGCGCAACCAGTTCGCGGGCCAGACGGTGACCGCCGACCAGATGACGATCCGCTTCATCGAGCTTTTGTCGCTGGTTTCGGCGCGCTCGGCCAAGATGCCGCTGTACGAGGATGGCGCGGTGGCGACGGCGCTGCACCCGTTCATCTTCTACGACCTGATGCAGGACCAGACCAACGGCGGGCTGCGCACCATGGCGCAGTACAGCCACCCGGAACTGCTGTTCAACGGCGAGCTTGCCTACTGGGGCGGGCTCAGGATGATCGTCACCGCCAACGCCAAGGGCTTCTGGGGCGCGGGCGCGGCGGCGACCACGGTCGTGGCCACCACCCTGGCTGCTGCGGCCAACCCAGGCGATACGCAGATCACCGTCGCCTCGGGCACGGGCATCGCCCCAGGCATGTGGCTGGCGATCCAGGACGCCACCGAGCCAGGCAACACCTGGAGCGACAGCAATGAGTTGTTCATGGTCACCGGCGTGGCGGGCGCGGTCATCACGGGCTTCGCGCTGGACCCAGGCCCTGGCGACGCGGCTGGTCTCAGGTTCGCGCATGCCTCTGGCGCTGCGGTCAACAACAACAACTCGGTCTTCCCAGTCCCCGTTTTCGGGCCGAACTCGGTCACCAAGGCCGCGTCAGACTGGACTGGCCCATACGGTGAGACGGTAGTCACTGGGCCGTTTGACCGTCTGGGCCGCTTCCTGACGTTCGGGTGGTACGGCATCGAGGGTTACTCTAGGACACGTAACGCTTGGTTGTTTAGAGGTGAGGTGGGCTCGTCTCAAAGTTAGCTGCAATTACTAGACGACTGACATGCGACTGAGCAATGTTGTATTTCTTAGCCAGCGTTGCCTGGGTGATCCCACCGCGCTGGTACTCCTCAACGATCTGCCGTCGTGTCTCGTTGGATAGTACAGATGATGGGTGATCCTCTCCAGATACCCCCGTCCAGGCAGGGTGATGCCTGCCCTTGGCCATCATGTCCTGGACGTTGTCGTGAGGGGTGCCTGCACTGAGATGGGTGGGATTGCAGCACAGGCGCACGTCGCAGGAGTGCATGACCTCGTGCCCGTTGGGGATGGGGCCGTGCGCCAGCCTGTAGACGACGCGATGCGCATAATCGTAAACGGGAGGGTGCTTGGTGATCATGATGTTTCCGTACCCGCCGGCAGATCGTGCGCCTGTCCACAGCCAGCACTCATCGGGTCCGCGTCGATCAATCTTGGCCCACAGGCGGTCCTCAAGGGGCTCAACTCTCAACTTGCCTCTACAGGCGTTGGAGCAGGAACGATAGGTTCTCGACGCGGGCGATGCAGCGCGGGTAAACTGAACACCACAGGTTTCGCAGGTATAGGTGAATGGCATTCTCCTAGCTTACGAAACCTGTTTTGCTGTTGTCAACAAAGAGTGCGTACCAGCCGAATGTCAGGAATAAGTAATGCCTAAAGATGGGGACTACTACGACAGATGCCCGGCGGATGGCTGCCTGGAGGTGGACGCTGCACACCGCAGCGAAGGCGCGCAGGCAGGGCCGCGTGAGGCCTACCACGACTGGTCGATCTTCAGCGCCGACCAGCGGCAGGGGGGGTGCGGGGCCACGTGGACGCGTACCACCACCACGGGTGTCCGCAAGGACGCCGCCCGAGGCGTGCAGTCGGCCAACCTGACCGCCAGCGCGGGCAGGGAGCGCTCGATCTCAGTGCCGTCGGATGCCTACCGCGACCACTACGCCGCGATCTTCGGGCACGAGTAATGGACGTTCACAACGTGCACCCCTACGGTCAGGGCATCGGCCTTGAGACGATCGACACCAACGTCGACCACACCCAGTGGCCGTGCGTCAGCCACCCCCCAACTGTGCTGTGCGCCGACGCGGTCAGGAGCGCCTCGCGGCGCTCGGTGCACACGCTGCGTCCCGCGCCTGCCCAGCTTCCCGCCAGGGAGTGGGTCGGCGGATGATCCAGTTCCAGGAGGCGCTGGCGGACGCCTACGTGCTGCCCGCGCGCAACGTGGCCATGCCCAGCACGCCTGGCCGCCAGGTCAAGTTCCTGCAGGGCCACGCGGTGATCAAGAACGGCCGCGACCTGGTGGCGATGATGCTGCGCCCCGACGTGAAGATCGTCATGACCCCGTACAGCCTGTCCTGGCTGGAAGTGTTCTTCAAGGAAGCAGGCGAGCGGCTCAAGGCCGAGGTGCAGTGGCCCGAGCGGCCCGCGCCGACACCCGAGCAGCCACTGGCCAACTGGGATCCCACGCTGAGGCCGCATGGCGCAGACGGCTCAGACGCTGGTTCGTGAGCTAGGCGAGCGGCTGGGCGACTTCGTGCTCAGCACGCCGTCGGGCGGGGGTACCAGCACGCTCATCGACCAGACGCTGCAGCAGTACTTCCCGCAGCCGATCAACCAGTTCAACGGCTGGGTGTACGCCACCCAGAGCGTGACCACCGCCGCCAACCACGGCGTCGAGCGGCGCGCCCAGCAGTGGACGCCCAGCAGCAGCGTGCTGCAGTTGTATCCGCCAGGCTTCCCTGGTCCGATCGTGGGCGGCGAGTACGAGATCTCGATGCGCTTTCCGCGCAAGCGCAAGATGGCCGCGCTCAACTCGGCGGTGGCACAGTTGGGGTTGACCTG